CACCCCGGAGGTGTCTTGATGCCCGAGGGCCTGTCGCTCGAGGACTATGCGCTGCTGAATGCGCTGCACGAGGCCGCGCGGACGGATCCGCGCGCGTTCGCGGCGCAGCTGTTCGCCTACTATCACGACGCGGACCGCGCCGAGCGCACGCCGCGGTACTTGCTGTATCTCCATCTCGGGATGTGCGTGGGCCTCCTACGGCGCGAGCCGTTCGACCGCGAGGATCCGCGCCTGTACGACGCCGCGCGCGCGGCGACGCACGCCGCCGGGCTGGCCTGGACCGATCCGCGCACGGGCCTCACCTATCCGCCGGGCGAGCGCCGCAAACCATGAAGCGCAAGAAAGATCCCGAGCGCCGCGAGATGGAAGCGCTCGTCACCGCCGCCATCCGCAACTATCGGAAGATGACCCAGTCGGCCATGTGCCTGGTGCTGTTCACCGAGCACTACGAGAAGGATCCCGTCGCGTTGATGCAGTTCGCGCTCGCGATCCTGCTCGACAAACCGCTGTATCTCACCGTGCCGCGCGGCCGGTTGATTCCCGCCAACGTGCGCGCCGTCGCCGCAGGTCTTGAGGAGTACGAGGACGGGAACCTCGAGGACCTCAAACGCGCCACGGAACGCCTGCTCGGCAAAGCCACGAAAGGGATGTGACGTGGAGTTGGAATCGCTCGCGACGATCTTCGCGGGCTATCGGGCCGCGATCATTCCCGCCGAAGCCCCGGCGGTCCAGGTCGAGGAGTGTCGCCGCGCGTTCTACTCGGCGGCGTTCGCGCTGCTGACGACCTTCGCGCTCATCGGTACCGACGAGATCAGCGAAGACGCCGGCGTCGCGCATCTCGACGGGCTCATGAAAGAGTGCGACGCGTTCATCGCCGACTTGAAGGCGCACCCCGATCCGGCATCGTTCCCGCGGGTGCCCGAGCCGCCGCAGTACACGGTGCCCGATCCGGATGAGATCGCGCCGATCCTCCGCGCCCTCGGCAAGGGCATCGGCAGCGAGTTACCGGCGGGCTACGGGTTCCTGCTCATGCTCTTCACCTTCGGCGAGGGCGGGTCGAACTTCTATATCTCGAACGCCGACCGCGCCGACATCCTGCGGATGCTCCGCGAGTTCATCGCGAGGCAGACGCAATGAAGACCCCGCCCGATCGAGACGATCTCGACCGTGAGCTTGAGGCGCTGGAGTCCTATCTCCGAGATACCGATCAGCACCCGGATCGTCGGCTGGCCTGCTTCGCGCTCGGGGCGCGGTGCGCGCTGCAGTGGGTGCGCGGCGACCTGCCCGGCGACCCGATGTATCCGTCGCGGTCGCTCTCGCTGCTCGCGATCGTGCTCGAGCACGAACCGCCGCCGGACTGTGTGTGCCGCACGCGCGCCTGCGGGCATCCGGCGGCGTGGCACCGCGCGGGCGGCGTCTGCATGGCCTGCGGCAAGGCCTGCTGGTCATGACCCAGCTCTCCACCGGCGATCGCGTGCGCCTCACCGTCAGCGGCACGACGCTCGACGCCGTCGTCGAGCTCGCGTCGACGGGTCCCGGTCCGCGGCAATCGGCCATGCTCGCCTTCGACGGGTCCGTGCCCATTGGCGGCGGGCGGATCCTCGGCTGGCTCGCCGTCCTCCAGGACGAGGATGGATCGTGGTCGGAGATTCTGTTCGGCACGCCCGTCACCATCGAGCGGCGCGCGGCCGCTCCACCCGCGTTCCGCTGTCCGAGCTGCGGCGCGGTCAGTTACAACCCGCACGACATCCGGGAGCGCTATTGCGGGCGCTGCCATCACTTCGTGGACGTCCGGCCCGGCTTCTATCGCCGGGACGGCCAGGGGCACCTCCGCGAGGTGGGGCCCGCGCCGCGCGCGGACGTCCATGTCTGCCGGCGCGTGGCCGACTTCCCGCCGGGCCAGGTGCCCGTCGACGCCGAGCGCGGGCTCTGTCGCGCGTGCGGCGCGCCGATCGTCTTCCGCGAACGGTTCCCCCACGCGCCCGCGCCGAAGATCTGTCAGTGGTGCGCGGGCATCGAACCCCTGCCCCTCGAGGAGTCCCGCTGATGGCCATGGGTCCCGGTAAGTACGATGCGGTCTGTACCCAAGTCCGGCAGGCCACGCAGGCCAGCGCCGTCCTGTTGATTGTGATCAACGGCGAGCACGGCAGCGGCTTCTCGTGTCAGGCCGATCCGATCACGACGGACGCGCTGCCGGACATCATTGAGCGCGTCGCCGCGCAGATTCGGCGCGATGGGCCGTTTCTCCCGCAGGCGTGAGGTTTCGCGGATGCGACTCCTGCCGACGCGCTCGTGCTTCGACGATGCGATGGGGCTCCTCGAGCAGCTCGTGAAGGAGGATCCGGCCCGGGCACGCGGCACGGCGGTGCGCCTGGTCCACGGGATTCTGCTCGGGCCCGACGAACCCGCCGAGGTGCGCGCGGGCGTCGACGGGGTCGTGCCGGCGGGCGAGCCCTTCGCGCATGCGTGGGTCGAAGAAGATCGGCCGGACGGCACGCTCGTGTGGACGTCCGGCCTGCGGGAGGCCGATCGCCGTCTCGTGTATGCCGCGATTCCCCGGGAGGAGTTTCTCCGCTCGATGCGCGTGCAACACCAGACGAGTTACACCTGCCTGGAAGTCTGGTGCGAGAACACGCGCACGGGCCACTACGGGCCGTGGCGGCCGATGTATCGCGCCCTCTGTCGGCAGACCCCTGACTTAGGCGCCACTTAGCTAAGTCGAGGTAACATCGCAGGCTGTGTCGCCCAGCCATGCAACAGGGCGGCTCGCGCGGACGTCCTGCCGCGCGAAAGCAGAAAGGGACTCAACCATCGTGACCACCCGAGAACTCCACCACTACGCGCGCCTGGGCGCGCTCGAGCAGGCGCGCCGCGCCGTGCTCGCGTTCCCCGATATCCTCCACGAGCTCAACGCCCTGGCGCGCAATGGCGCCGCCCCGCCGGCCCGCACGCGCGCCGCGCGCGCCCTGGTGACGAACCACATTCGCGCGATCGAGCCTGAGCTCAAAGCCATGGGCGTGGGCCTGCAGGTGAAAGACGCGACGACGACGCCGAGGCGCCGCGGCCGGCGCCGTCGGCCGCGGATCAGCGCCGAGGGGCGGGCCCGGATCGCGGCGGCGCAGCGCAAGCGCTGGGCCGCTCAGCGCACCGCCGGCCGAGGTGCGAAATGACCGCCCCCGTCGTCGTCGCGCCGCCCCGCAATGAGCCGATCGTGCGGTTCTTTTTCATAGTGGCCATGCTCGCCGCGCTCGCGGGGGTGGGGCTGGCGATCTTCGGCGTGTTCCTGCCGGGCCAGGTCGGGTCGACGACGGTGATCTTCGGCGGCCTGATCGCGCTCGTGCCCTTCGTCTTCGCGCGGTCCATCCAGGAAGTCGTCCGCTAGCCGTCCTCCATCGGTTCGTGGTCGCCGGGCGAGGAGGGGCGTTCCCCACGACCCCTCCCCGCCCGACTTCGCGCCCACGGGCTGTCCTGCCGCCCCCAGGCGCGCGTCCCGCGCGGGTCTGAAGACCCGCCCTGTACCCGGCCGAGCTCAGACGCCGGCCAGGTGCGACCAGTCTGTCAGCAGCTGCGACTGAATGTCCGCGTCGCCCGCCGCCGTGACGACCGCCGCCGCCGGGAAGCTGTACGACGTTTCGAACAACATCAGGTTCGGGCGCGTGACCAGCCACGGCGCCACGGCGACGGCGTTGAACTGCACGTTGTTGATCACGTTGCGAGCGTACGCCGCGCGCTGCTCGTGATCGGCGGTCGCTTCCGGCTCATCGAGCACTTGCCAGGCGACGGCCGCGAGCGCGTTGCGGACGCGGAGCTGGAAGTTCGGATCGTTGGCGAGCGCCTGCTGTGTATAGGAATTGTTCGCGGCCATCGACGACTTACTCCGGCGCGGCGAGGAGCGGACCGAGGGCGAGGAGATCGGCCGCAGCGATCTCGAGGCCGGGCACCGTGGAGGGGTCGAAGGGTTCGACGGCGAGCGGGACCTCGACCTTTGCGAGCTCGGTGACCTTCGCGAGAAACTCCGGCCATCCGGCCGAGCCCGGTACGACGTGGTAGACCTCGGCGTCGGTGCCACGCGCGCGCTCGGCAGGCGATGCCGGCCGCGGGGCGCCGAAGTCACGCACGAGGGCGTCGCGCTGCTCGGCGAAGTACTGCAGGTGCTCGCGCGCGGCACGCGTCAACCGGAGGATCTTGTAGGCGGCCGCGTAGGGGAGTTTGGTCTGCGCCAGAAGGGTGAGCGCGGGCTCGGCCGCCGCGAGCGCGCCGAGCGTCATCAGGATCGGCCCGGTCGGCTTGGTCATAGCCATCCATCCTGCGTCGCAGCGCGCGCCTCGAGTGCGGCGAGCCGCCGGTCGTGATCCTGCCATCCGTTGATGAGCGGCGCGACGAAGACCGAATAGTTCAGGCCGACCGGGATCCCGTTCGCGTCATGCTCGACGCCACCCATCTCTCGCGCGCGCTCCGCGCCGAGGGCTGCGGCGACGGCCTGCGCGGTCACGCCGTGATACTCGCGGCGGTCGGCGCTCTCGCGCCATTGCCAGGCGACTGGTGACAGCCGGCGCAGGAACTCGGCCCCGAGATCACTCGGCCGGATGCCGAGTTTCTGCCGCTCGTCCGAGGTATTGATCGTGCCGTTCACGGCGTAGACCACGCTCCACCGATTGGCAGAGTACCCGCAGGATTGCGTACCGTTGCCGCTCGGATAAAATTGCGAGCCATCCCACCCGATCCACGCGCCGCCGTTACTGCTCACGAGCCGGATGCGTGTTGCCACATCATTGTCAATCAGCGTGCCCGCATCATTCGCCCAATTGAGTTTTCCCCCGGCATACAGGTACATCCCGGGCGCGCCTTGCACGTACAGCACGCCGAGCACGCCGAAGCCGCCATTCGTGTACAGCCCCGCAAAGCCACTGTGCGCGCCGATCAAGTACGACACTTGGTAATCCGTCAATCCAGACATGCTCCCGGGATAGATCGCTTGCCCCTGCTTCTGCGTCAGATACCCGTTGAGGCGCGTACCGCCTGTCGCGGTGAGGAGTCCGATCACATTCACGCCGCCCGCGAGCGCAGAGATCCCCGCGGTGAGCGTGGGGGATGTCATGCCGAAATTGAGCGCGGCGGCGGTGCCGATGCCGAAGTACGCCAGCGTAGAGCCCGCGCCGCCGCTCGTGGCGCCGAGATAGCAGAATGCATCCGGGCCCGCGCTGACTTGCGAGTGCGCCTGGATCTGATACTCGGCGCTCAGCGATTCCACGCGCGAGCGGGTAAGGATCTCGCCGTAGCTGCTGAGCGTGCCCGTTTGCCGGGTTTTCATCTCGGTGCGGAGCAGCGCCGTACCCGCACTGTCGGCGTTCACGTTGTCGAAGTTCCAGGTCTTGATCGCCGAGACGCTCGTGTCATCCGACCGCCAGATCGCGGTGCGATTGGTGAGGTCGGTCGTCCAGCGCACGGCGTTCGTGTTCGCGTACGCGCCGCCTCCGCTCGCGGCGACGGGTGAGATATAGAGGCCGCTCGCATCGAGCTTGACGTTCCCGCTACCCGCCGAAACGCCGGAGCTATTCATCACTACCCCGCCGGCCGTGACGGACCCCGCCGCGCCGATGGTGATCCCGCTCTCGAAACTCGAGGCGCCAGTGGGCGAGATGCGGACCGTGGTGGTGCTGCCGTACCCGAGTTTCACGCCTCCCGTGGTCGGATCGTCATCGACCTTGATCCACGCCTTCGCGGGGTCGCCGAAGGCCGCGCCGAACACATCGGTCGAGTACCCAAAGTAGCCGTTGAGATTCCCGAGCACCGCGCGCTCGGCCGCGACGTTGTAGGTCGCGCCCTGCACGCTGTACACGGTGCGCGGCTTGCCGTCATACGCGAGCATGTCGATCCGGCCGTCGCCGGCGTGTCCGAGCAGCATCCACGGCGTATCGGTTGCCCAGACGGGATCGGGCGTGCTCGCGTTCGCGAGATCGCGCGTCACGTTGTAGGTCGTGCCGCTGTCGAGTGCGCCGATCTGGATGTACTCGGCCTTGATGTTTCCGCTCGTGTCGTGCGCGCGGATGAGCACCCAATCGCCGGGCGTCATCGCCGTGCCGAAGTCGAGTTTCGTCGCGGCCGCCGTTGCGCCGCTTACGAGCGTGCCCGCATTCTTCGAGACGGTGGAGTACCCACCGAACAGCGTTTGCGTCGCCTTCGTGAAGGTCACCGAGTTGAGGTTCGCGATCCACGCCTTCGACCAGAGCCGATCAATCGCGCCGAGATTGACGACCGCGCCGGCCGCCGGGAGGATGTTCGACTGCGCCTGGATGGTGCCGGTGATGAGCGGCGCGCCGTTCCAGACGCCCGAGCCGCTCGGCAGATTCGGCCAGCCGATGTTCCCGCCGAGATCGCTGAGGAGTGCGCCCGCCTTGCTGATCTTCGACCACGCAATCGCGGCGCTCGCGGCGACCTTCGCGTCGGTGATTGCACCCGCTTGAATCAACAGCGTGTTCGATCCGGGCGTCGGTGAGGCGACGTCGCCGAAGAACTGCGGGAGCGATGAGGCCGGCATGAATCCGATAAGCGCCGAGGCCGGCAGATCGGTGAGTTGGTCGCCCCGACCCTTGAAGTGGAAGGCCTGTACGGTGTTGCTGACCTCGACGCCGCCCGACCCCGCGTAGTGCAACCAGTCAAGGCCGGTGCTCCCGTCGTGGGCCTCGGTCAGACCGGAGTCGCCAATGGTCGTCGCGGTGATCCACTTCGCGAGCGAGCCGGGCGTGCCCGGGCCGATGCTACCGCCCCCACCACCCCCACCGCCCGGGATGAGCACGCGCGAGCCGCTCACGCCGGTATCGGCCATGTTCCATTGGCGGATCATGTCGCGCCACGACCCGACGAAGAGCGACCCCTCGACCGCGGTCACGCTGCGGGTCGCGGCTTTCCCGGTGCCGTTGTCGATGTTCACCTCGGTGATGAGGCAGTTGAGATCGACGTGGCGGTCGGCGATGTGGATGTGCTGCGTCTGTCCGGGATGCACGCCGCGCTGCTGGGTGACGTAGCGGATGGTGCGCGGGCGTGCGGAGAGTTGCGCGACGTACCCGTTGGCCAGCTGCTGCGCGGTCGCCAGGTCGAAGACATCCGGCTCGCGGATGATCCGCTCCCACAACCCGGGCGGCGTCGGGATCCCGCCGGGTGCATCGGCGAAGGCGAGCACCGGGAACTGCGCGGTGTAGTTGATGGTGATCGCGTTGCCCGCCGCCGGCGCCGAGGGATGCCGCGTCATCGTATTCGGCGTCACCGTGAGGTCGAGGCTCCACCAGGCGGCCGTGCCCGGATCGGTCGCCGCAATCGGCTCGACGAGCGCCGTGCCGTTGGTGACGAACCCGCGCGTCGCGCTCACCGGGTAGTGCAGCGTGAAGGTCGCCGTCGTCCCGTCGCCGGTGTACTCCTCCTGGACGTCGTGCAGGCCATCGCCCGCCAGGAGCAGCACGCGGTTGCAGTAATCCTCCTGCGAGGGCTCCACCGTGACGTCGCCGAGCGCGTGCCGGTCGCCATCGACCACGTTGAACGGCGCCGGCGCGGTCGCCGCGACCTTCATCCGGAGCACGTTCGCGTAGTCGATCTCCCATGTCATCGGCTGCGCCGTCCCGGCGGTGAGATCGCTGAACGCATTGAGCACGTCATCGACGCGCATGTAATTGGCGTAGTAGGTCGCGAGCGTCGGCCCGTTCGCCTGCGCGGGATCGAGCGTCGTGCCGAACGGCGACAGATACCCGATGAGGAGATTGAGCCAACTCTTGATCGTGCCCGCCGGGAACGTGAGGTTGAGCACGCGCCGCTCGGCGAGCGCCGAGTTATCGCTCGCCGAGATCCGCGTCGCGGTCGGCGTGATCCCCTGCCCGCCCACGCCCTGCTCGGCGGGCGCGTCGATGACGCCCCCGAAGATCGGCACGCCGTCTTCGGTGAGGAGCACGCTCGAGCCGAGCGGCACGAGCGGCGCCCCGCTCAGCGACAGCACCTCGGCGGTCAGGCGGTTGCGGGCGTTGGCGGCTTCGTTGATGGTGAACCCGAGCAGCATCGGCACGACGCTGCCGTTGATCTTCAGGAGGTAGATCGGATCGGCCATCGGCAGGCCTCAGCGCGCGAGCCCGTAGCGGGTCACGACGCCTGGGATCTCCGGGACGACGATCTCGGCCATCGTGCGGCCATTGATCTGGAGGATCGCGGTGCCCCCGCCCGCGCCGCGCGTCGCGCTCCCGGCCGGGACGACCGCCTCGCGGCCGTGGAGCATCGCGAGCGTGCCCGATCCGAAGTCGAGGAACTTGCCGCCGGTGCCCTGCGCGAAGCTCGGCACGCCGCCCGTCGTCGGCGCCTTCGGCCCGGGCATCGCGAGCAGACCCTTCGTCACGCGATCGATCTGCGCCGTCGCATCATCGGCCCACGTCTGCCAGTCGTCGGCGTTGTCACTGAGGTTGCCACTGATCTGGTCGGTCGCATCGCCGGCGGCGGTCGTCGAGTCCGCGAACACGTCCGGGATGGCCGCCATCTGATCCTCGATCGCTTTCATGTGCTCGCGCGTCTGCCGCTCGATGACCCCCATCTCTTCCTCAGGCGCTTCGTCCTTGATGGAGTCATAGAGCTGTTTGTAGGCGGCGTCGAGTTCGTCGAGTTGCGCCTTCGCCGCTTTCTGCGAGTCGGTCATTGCGTCGGCGGCCTCGCCGAGCGCGTCCTTCTGCGCGGCGGTCATCTTCGCGAAGGCGTCGCCGATCTGCGCGGCGGTGTATTGCCCGGACGACACCATGAAGTCGTAGACCTTTTTCGCCTGGTCGGCGAGCGCCTGGAGCTCGGCTTTCGTCTTGTACCCGGCCTGTTCGGCGAGCGTCGACGGCGCGGCGGCGATGAGGTCCTGCGCCTCCTTGATGGTCTGCAGCGCACCGGCCTTGTCGCCGCGCCCGGTTTGCTGCGTGAGCTTCTTCCACATTTGCTCGCCGGCGTCGCCCACCTTGAGCAGCGCGTCGTGCATCTCATCGAATCCGCCGAACGAGGCCGCGAAGTCCTCGACCGCGCGGCGCCCGGCGGTCAGCGAGTGGATGAGGCCGGTGATCGCGCCGGCCACGCCGCCGATCGCGGCGCCCCACGGCCCGAACGCCGAACCCGCCGCCGCCCCGCTCATGGCCCCCTGAAACGCGCCAGCCGCTTTCGATCCGGCCTGCGCGCTGGACTGCCACACCTGCACGGCGCCACTGGCGATGGTCATCGCCGATTGAATCCCGGCGGCCCACTTCTCCGCGCTCGACGCTTCATCCGAGAACATCGCAGCGGCGATCCCCCCGCCGGTGCCCCACTCCTCTTCGGCCTGCTTCGCGCTCTTGAACCCCTGCGCGATCTGGCCGAGCGCCTGGAACATCGCGCCCGCTGGGCCGCCGATGACGGACGCGAACGCCGTGAACGCCGACGCGATCTTCTCCAGGCTCGCGACCCACTCGTCGGCGAGGCTGCCCGAGGCCGCGCGCTCGGCCGCGGTCATGCGGTGGAAGGCCTCGCGGATCTGGTCGGCGGTGAAGACGCCGGCCGCGCGCATCTGTTCGTACTCCTGCCGCGCCTCGAGCGCGCGCCGCGCGAGCTCGGCCTGCGTCTGGACGCCCCGGGCCTGCATCCGCTCGACGATGGTGTCGTCGGTCTTGTTGGCGACATCGATCTCGTGCTGGTAGTAGGCGGTGACGTTCGCGGCCGCCCGCTCGTACAGCTGGCCCTTGATGTTGGCCTGCGCCGTCAGGCCTCGGATGACGGCGTCGCGCTCGCGTTCGAGGTTCGTGATCGTCCGCTCCGTGGAGTCGAGTTGGAGGTCGGCGAGCTTGTCGTGGTACTTCTCAGCGGTCGCCAGCTGCGTGGCGAGCGCCTTGCCGGAGGCATCCGCCTGTTTGCGCTGGTCGGCGGTGTAATCCTTCTCGGCGTCGCGCTGCAGTTTCGCGGCCGAGGCGCGCCACTCCTCCTGCATCTTCGTGAGGTCGGCCTGCGCGGTCGCCGCGTTCTTGAGGCCTTCGAGATACTGCGTGATCGCCGTCGCGCTCACGCCGAGGACCGTCGCGGTCGTCTGCGCCGAGATGCCGAGGCGATCATTGGCGACCGCGAAGTCGCGCTGGGCCGCGGTGAGCGGCACGGCCGCGGCGGCGGCTTCCTTCTGGGCGTCGGCGAGTTTCTTCGAGGCGGCGGCGGCCTGCTTCGTCGCGTCCATGACCTTTTGCACGGCCACTTCGCTGACGTTGAGCTTCTCGGCGATCTTGCTCGCCGAGAGGCCCGCCTGGTCATAGGCCTCGACGACCTCGCGCTGCGCCGCCGACAAGGGTTTGAGGCCTTCGTTCGCGAGGCGCTTCGCGTCGGCGAGGAGTTCATCGAGGCCCGGGTGTTTCTTGTCGAAGGTCGCGAGATCCGCCGCCATCTGGTTTTCGAACGCCTCGAGCGTCGGCATCTCGGCTTCGAACCGTTTCGCCGCGGCCGCGGCCTTGTTCGCGCCCCCCGCGAGCGCTTCGAACAGCCGGACGAGCAGCGCTGGGCCGGGCCCCGCCGTCATCCGCGTCGCGAGCGTCAGGAAACTCTCGCCGAGACTGTCGATGTCGCCGGAGGTCTGGTCGGCCTGGTCGCTGAGCGTGCGCAGGCCGAGTTGCAGCAGGTTGTCGCTGACGAGGGATTTGCCGACGGCCTCCTTGACGTTGTCCCAGTTATTCGCCAGCTGCTCGAGCTTGCCCGCGTAGGTGTCGAGCTGCGCCTGCGCCTGCCCCCCGAACTTCGCTTGAATCGCATCGAGCACGGCGCTGGCGCCTTCGGTCTTGACCTTCGCCGCGTCGATGGCGACGCCGTACTTGCCGAGCGAGGCGGTATTCCCCTCCATCGCCTTGGCGACCATCGTCGTCGCCGTCTGCAGATCGACGCCCAGCCCCGAGGCGAGGTCGGTCGCGGCGGTGAGGGCCTTCTCCATCTGGGCGGGCGCGACGTCGCCGACCGAGGTGAGGAGCGCCTCCATCTCGTTGATGAGGTCGTCGCTGTAGACGGTGGTCTGCTGGAACTGCGCCGCGAGATCGTTGAAGTGCCCGATCACCCCGGGCGTCGCCGTGCCCTGCGCCTGCAGCGCGACGGTCATCTTCTTCGCGGCCGCCTCGGCGCTGGCGTAGGAGTCGACGGAGCTGCTCACGAAATCCGTCAGGGTATGGAAGGCGGTCGTGACGCCGCCGATAATCGCCTGCGCCGAGATCATGCCGAGGGCGGTGCTCTTGATCGTGTCGCCGATGCCGCTGAAGGTCTGCGAGAGGAGGCCGGGATCGGGCGGCTTGATCTGGGCGGTCGCCTGTTGCAGGGCGACCATGTCGGCGGGCGCTTCCTTGCCGAGCAGGTTGTACTTGGCGATCGCCTCGGTCAGGAGATCGTTGAGCTTCTTCTGCTCTTTCTCGGTGAGCATCGTGGCGTCGCCGATGCGGTTGACGGCCTCGACCGCGAGCGTCGCCTGGTTGATGATGTTCTTGCCGGCGAAGCTCTCCGACACCTTCTGCAGGCGCTGCTCGACGTTCGAGCCGGCGGCGTTGAGCTTGTCGAGCGACACGGCGCTCTGCTTCACCGCCTCGACGAAGCTCGAGAAGTCCGCTTGCAGTTTGCCGGTGACCTGCGGCACGCCCTACTCCTCTGTCGACTGGCGCTTGGCCATCTCCTCGACGAGCACGTCATAGACCTCGGCCGGCAGCGCGAGGAGCTCCTCGTAGCTCCAGCCCATGTGCCGACAGAGCGCGAGGTCGCTCACAATACGAGCTCGCCACTCGGGACTTTTTTTTCCTCCGCTTCGGCGGCCTCCACCGCGTCGGTGTAGGTCTCGATCGCGGTCTTGATCTCCGCGAAGCTGTCGGGATGGAGGCTGTTGACGATCGACTCCACTTCGTCGGTCGAGAGGCCGCGCAGCGAGACGACCGCGCCGCTCTCATCGGCGAACGACCAGTCCAGGAGGTACGCGACGACGAGCGCGAGGCCGGTCTGGAGCGTATTCACGCGCAGGCGCGGCTTCCCCTCGGCGTCCTCCTGATCGGTCTCGTACATCCGCGCGAACATCGCGCGGCGCTCGCCGGCGTTCAGCCGTTTGCGAATGGTGATGGTGTCGCCGTCGGAGAGCGGCAGCGTGGTCGTCTCCGGCCGCACGAATCGAACTCGGCTCATGGCGTTACAACTCCGGATGCCCGAGGCGTGCGAGGAGCCCGCGCGCCCCGACTTGCAGGTCGAGCACCGGCCAGCACCAGCGCCCGCCGCCGAGGCGCGGCGCGGTAAACAGGAGCGGCCGTTGCCGGATCGGAAACGGATCAACACGCTCGAGCGACGCCGTCAGGGTCCACGGGCCCTTCCGGGTGTCGCGCTCACGCTGAATGGACCACGCGCGCAGCGAGGCCGCCGTGTGATAGCCCCACACGAGCGCCCCCTCGCGCCCGCGGATGGCGAGCGTGCGGAACACGGGAACGCCTTCGACGCCTTACGGAGTCGCGTCGCGGGTCCACGGCCCGGCGGCCATGAACTCCGACGAGATCGTCGGCGCGCCGTCCACGGAGCAGTCGATCTCCGCGTCGAGATAGGCGAGGCCGGACCAGAAGAACGCCGACTCGGTCTCGTTCGGCAGGAGCTTGAGTTTCCCGGGGGTCTCGGCATCGGCGCCGTCGAAGATGACGCCGCTGGCGCCGGCCGCCGAGTTCCAGAACCCGCCGATCGTGCCGGTGACGTCCTTCATCCCGGGGACGTAGACCTTGTTGTCATCCCCGAAGCAGGTCACGTCCAGCTTGTCGGTCTTGAACGAGGCCTTCCAGGCGTTGATCGAGATGACTTCGACGGGCGTCGTCGCCGACGCGTCATAGAGAACCTGCCCGTAGCGCCCTGACTTGATCATGACGATGCTCCCTTCACGTCGTCAGTACCAGCGGCGTGCGCGGCGCATCGGCGCGCAGCGGCGTCGCTTGAACCCGATAGAACCCCCCGCGGTGTCTCCACTGAATGGATTGGTTCGCGTCATCCGCGTCGGTGTAGTGGATCGGCTCCGTGCGATAGGTGCTCATCCATCCGTAGCCGTCGATGGTGAGTGGTTGGTCCTGCAGTAAGTCGTGAATGCGGCGCGCGGCCTGGTGCACGGCCGGGTTCACCGTCGAGCAGCCGACCGCTTCGATCATGTAGTCGCGCTCCTCGATCGCGGTCTGCCCGAACTGCGCAGAGTCGGCGGCCGTGGCGAGCGTGACGATCACGTAGCGGAGCGACTCCTGTGCGGCGAGGCCCCAGTAGACGCCGTTCGGCATGTAGCCGAGGAGCTCGGGGTCGCTGGCCAGGCGCGTGAGCACGGCGGCGTCGATGGCGCCCGTGTCGGCCATCATTGGAGCGTCTCCACCGCGAGCAGGCCGTGCCGGATCAGCAGGCGCTTGAGATCGCCGTACATGGCGTAGCGCTCGCGGATCATCGTCGGGATGAACACGCGGCCTTTCGGCATCGTCCCGCGCTCCCAGCCTTTCTTCGTCTTCCGATCGATGGTCCCGCGCTCGTAAATCACCGAGTGCGGCGCGGCGCTGACGACCTCCAACGTGACGTTGAAGCGATCGCCGGTGCTCGCCGTCCGGGTCTTGACGCGCCGCGCGAGGTTGCCGCTCTTCGCGTGCCCGCCGTACGCCTGCGTGATGGCGGTCGCGGCCTTCGTCCCGTGCGCCTGGACGATGCCGCGGGCCTCGTCGGTCAAGGCCTGCGGCAGCGTGAGCAGCGCGGCCCGAAGCTCGGCGAGTCCGACGAAGGTGAAGCGGACGCGGCTCATGGTCAGTACTGATAGAGCTCGACGCCGTCCACTTCAATGCTCGGCGCAGGCGTCACGTCAAGCGTGCGCAGCGTCAAGCGAAGCTCAATCGGCGCGTCGAAATTGTTTGTGTAGTCGTGGAAGACGACGTGGATCGCGGTCGAGCCGAAGCACCGGGCGAGCGTGCGCTGGAGGCCGGCATTCACGCGCACGATATCGACTTCGAGATACCACTGCTCGACGCCCCCGCTCCCGCCTGCGGCGCCGAGAAAGTCCGCGCCGAGATAGAGCCGGGCATCGCGAAAGACCCCTTCACCGCCCGCGAGGTTCCACCCCCACGCGAGCACATGCCAGCAGGCCCCATCGGTCGCCAACTGCCCGGGCGGAAGCACGACGCTCCACACCGTCGTCTCGGTGCCAGGCCCGGCGGGCATCTGCACGATGTTCATCTGCGAGGCGAGCCGCACGAACCCGCCAGCCCCGCCCGCGCTCGGCGTCACCCACGAGGCGCCGCTCGGCGACGCGGGATCGCGCACCGCGACTTGCCCGGGCGTGCCGCCATCGAGCACGCGCGGCGCGTTCCAAGCCGCCGGGCCGAACTTCGTCGGATCGCCGCTGTCGGGATACGGCGACACCCACGCCGGCTTGATGAGAACGGGATCGCTCACTGGCGCCACTCCGGTTGCATCCAGCCGTCCTGCGCCCAGGTCGACGGCGCCGGCAGCGGGCCGCCGCCGAGGACGTAGTACACGAGCACGCGACTGTTGGCGATGACCGCGCGGTGCGTACTCGCGCCTGGGCCCACGACCGCGACCGCGAGATCCCACTCGAAGTCCGAATTGAAGAGGCCTTCGGCGGTTGGCTCGGAGAGGTAGACATCCGGCCGCAGCGCGACCGCGGCGTGCCCGCTCGCGCCGCCCTCCGGGATCGGAATTGAGGTCCGCGGGATGTCGAGCCACGAGGCGCGGCCGGTGCTCTCGACGACGTAGTCGAGTTCGAAGCGCAGGCCGATGATCGTCGCCGCGTCGGTCAGCGATCCGTCATCCACCAACTGCCCGGCGACGTAGTAGCCGAGGACGTTGCTCGGGTCCTCGAGCCAGTCCGGCGCGGCAAACACGCCGGTGTCGCCATCGAGCGAGGTCCACTCGCCCGGGTCCTCGACCCACGGCGCGTAGACCGAGAGGTTCCGCCAGTGCGAGAACGTCGCCGTGAGGAGCTCGCCCGTCGCGGGCCCGACCTGACTGCACTGCAGCACCAACTCGAGCTTTCGCCGATCGGGCGAGTCGGCCGAGAGCACATGCAGGACGTGCCCGTCTTCATCGATGAGGCGCGAGGCCGTGCTCAGATCGGCGCGCCACGGGCCGGTGACCGTCGTCGTCGGCTGCGTGATCGTCGTGCCGACTTTCACCCGCTCTTGATCGGTGGTCGTCGTCGGCTCGAGCGCGACGTACCACGGGAGCGGCGACGAGGACCACGTCTCGTACGTGTCGCCGTCGATGACGACCGCCTGCGGGTTCTGCACGGTCACCCGGTGATAGGCGCGACGACCGGTCGGGATCGGGCTCATGCGAGGGCCGGCGTCCGCATCCGGCGCAGGAGGTTGGTGATCGTGGGGGAGAGTTGCCCGCGCTCCGGATCTTGATCGCTCCCCTGCCCTTCCGGGTCATCACCGCGGAACCGCCAGAGCTCGGCGAGCTCGAGCAGGATGCACGCCGAGACGAGCGTCTTCTGCAGATCGCTCCACAGCGCCTGGTCGGGATACTCGAGATAGTCGAGGATGATCGCCTCGGCCGCGTCGAGCTTCGCCGAGAGTTCCAGCTCCATCGGGTCGGGCGGCACCTGCCCGAGCGGCATCGGCAGCCGCAGATGCTGCACCGCCTGGTCGACCGTGACGATCGTCGCCATCACTTAGCCAATCCTTGCCGGCGCCCCTCATCGAAGACTTGCTGCCAATCTTTGCCGGGCGGCCCCGGCTGGCCGACGGCGCCGTCTTTCCCGTCTTTCCCGTCGCGCCCGGGTTCGACGAGCGGGAACCAGAAGTCCTTCCCCTGTGGGCCGGTCGGCGCGCGGCGGGTCGGCTGCACGATCGTTTCCTTCAGGCACACCCAGGCGCCGCGGGCCCACTTGACGACGTCGTAGGGCTGATAGGTGGTCCCCTCCGTGTAGACGCCCCGCAGGATCAGCAGCGGCAGCGTGTACGTGCCGATCGTCTTCGTGCGGGCACCGCGCGTCACGGTGAGGGTGATCGTGCGTTCGCCGTCGTACTCGCTCGCCAGGTCGTCCCAGCCCAGACCATCGGCGCCGTCTTTTCCGGGCGCCCCGTCGGCCCCCGGGGGGCCGACCGGCCCGGGACGCCCGTCGATGGCCGCGACGCGTTCGCGCAGGACGATGAGCGCCTCCGCGATCGGCGCGAGTGCGGCGACGCGCGCCTCGAGCGCGAGCATGCGCTCGAGCGCCGGGCCGCCGGCGTCCTCCCGGGCCGCCGGCGTCTGACCGCGCGCCTCGAGCGCCGCGACGCGATCGCGCATGGCCTCGAGGGCCTCGTAGCTGCGTCCCAGCGCGTCCACCCGCGCGTCCAGGGCGCCCAGGGTGCGCGCGACGGCGGGCGGCGGGTCCTCCGTCGGCCGGGCGGCGAGCGCGCGACTGGCGGCCTCCTGGGCGATCACGCGGTCGCGCAGCGCCTCGAGGTCGGCTCGCTGGCCGGCGAGCGCGTCGAGCGCCACGATCCGCTGGTGCAGACTGGCGAGCGCGACCTCGTGATCCTGGAGCTGCCGCTGCGCGTGCTCGACATGCGCGGCGGTCGCCGCGATCCGCTCCGCGGCCGCGCTCACCTCCTCCCGGGCCGCATACTCGTACTCCGCGACCGTGATCCGCTCGCTCACGCCGTGCACGGTCTCGGCGAGCGTCGAGAGCGCGGGCACCGTGGCCGCGAGCGCGTCGAGACGTTCGCGCAGCGCGGCGCGCTCGGCCTCCGCGACGGCGAGGCGCTCGCGCATCGGGGCCGTGGCCTTCTCGACCGCCGCGAGGACCAACTCAGCGAGGAGGTCAGGCCGCACGGATGATCCTCATCGCCTCGGCAGCCTCGGCCTCGTCGACGTCGGCAGCGGTGTCCTTCGTCGTCGGCGGCGGCGGTGTCGCGGGCGCGGCCTTCGCGAACGGTTGCTCCGCATCGCGTGCGGCGAGCGCCTCCAGGCTGTAGTACTGCTGTTGCACCATCGGCGAGTCGCCGCCGGTCACCGGGCCGACGCCGTAGTACTTCTTCCGCGCTTCGTTCGGCGCGAGCGTGCCCGCGCTCTTGCCCGCCGCCTCGCCGCGCGCGAGCGCGTTCATCCAGATCAGATCGTCGATGTCGAATTCGCTCCCGTAGATCTGGCCATCGATCTTCGACGGCTGCAGGCCGACGCCGTCGTCGTACGACGTCTCAAGGTTCGTCATCAGCGATTGCAGGCACTGCGAGTAGTACTGCTGCACGAGGGGTTCGACGTTCGCGTACGGCGGCGGCGGCCCCACGCCGATCATGTAGGCGGGCACGTGGTAGCAGCTGCAGACGTTCTCGGCGGTCCACTTCAACTGGTCGATGAGCTGCGCGTCGACGGCGTTCATCGTCATCGACTCGTACTTGAGCCCGTCGCCAAGCACGGCGACCTTGCCGACGTTCTCGCCGGTATAGTTCGCGTTCCAGTAGTTGCGCAGGCGCTGCGCGGTGAGATCCGAAATCGCGCCCGGCGCCGTGAGGATGCCGCCCGGCATGCTGCCGTTGCCGAAGAAGGCGAGGCTGCTCCCTTGGATCTTGAGGCCCTGCGCGGCGGCGAGCCCGCACGCGAAGATCGGCGTGACCCCGATCAACGGATGGAAGAGGCAAATCATCGTGTCGTGGATGATCTCGCTCGCCGGCACGATGACTTGCGGCTCGGGCAGGTCCGAGAGATCGTCGCGATCGAGCTCGTAGTAGACGTCGCCGTCGGTCGTCACGAGCGGATGCACGCGCGCGGGATTCAGCACGTAGAGCGCGATCACGACGCCGCGCGCGTCGCGTTGCTTGAGGACGTAGGTGTTCCCCCAGACCAACTTGCTGACGATCCACTGTTCGATCAGCTTGTTGATCGTCTGATAGTGATTCGGCTTGCGCAGCACCGGCGAGAAGGCCGGCGACGTCGTCTCGGTCCAGATGCCGTTCTTATCCTGGATGACGAGGCGCAGGCGGCACTTGCCGATGTCGCTGGCGATGAGCGTGACGCAGGCGAAGACGGCGAAGTAGCTGAGGATGCTGTCGGCGCGCAGGTCGACGTTGCGCTGCCAGGCGCCCGTGAACGACTCGCGGATCACGGGCCAGAGGAAGCCGGTCCAGCCCAGCCCGCCGCGCGACACGGGCGGCTGCAGGCCAGGCAGCGTGCCGCTGCTGGCCTTCGCGCGCGTCACCGTCAGGCCGAAGATCTCCACGGGCGCGGTCGCGTTAGCTCGCCGTCGACTTCTTCGCGGCCGGCAGATCGTCGGTGGTCAGCGGAGTGACCGCCCGGCCCCGCGGCTTCGGCCGCTCCGGCGCCGGCTCGGGCACGCGGCGCGCGAATCCCGTTGCCTCGAGGGTTTCGATCAAGCCCGGACAGAGCGGATCGACCTCGGGCACCTCGTAGGTCGTGCCGGGCTCGCGGAACGTGTCATACACGGTGTGGCCGCGCAGGGCCTCCATCGTGACCATCTTCGGTTCGGACATCGTCGTGGGCTCCTCGTGCGGCAGGAGGTGATCCGCGCGCGCGGACCGAGCAGCAGTGCGGCCCGCGCGCGCGGCATCCAGGCGATCGCAGGGTGACTTACGCGGCCGCCGGAGCGTACGTCTGCTGGGTGTACTGAACGGCGCCGTTGCGCGCGCGCTTCCAGTTGATGATCCGATCGGCGCGCAGGCCGACGAGATTGTTCTGCCAGAGCGACACGAGCACCGTCGTCGCGGCCGGCGGATTGTCGGGCGCGCTGTCCATCTGCACCGACGCCTCGCGGCTGACGTCGATCTCGACGCCGCCTTCGTCGGCGAGCAGGATGCCTTCGCCGTTCAGCATGATCACGTTCGTGCCGAGCGCCTGGCTCGTGATCGCGGGATAGCCGAGCACCGTGCCGCCCGTCGCCGACAGGCCCGGGAAGATCGACTGCCCGAGCGCGTTGACGGATCCGCCGAGCGCGAGCGCGTTCGTCTCGCTCATCAGCAGCACCGCGCCGGCCGTCGAGATCCCCGCGGCGAGCATCGCGCCGGCCATCGCGTTGATGTCGGTGCGCGCGTTCGCCGGCGTCGGGCCCGCGCTCGGGATGAGGACGGCGCCGTTGGTGATCGATCCCGGCGACACGTTCGCGACCGGCGCCTTGGTCGGGTCGGTGAACTCGACGTCCAGGAACGCCGCGATCCCGTCGCGCATATCGCGGCGGATGAGATCCTCGGCACTCGGACTGGAGAAGCGCGCGAGCTCCTCGGAGATCACGATGATGCCGGCGCACTTCGCGAACCCGAGCGTCGCCGCCGAGAACGCGAGCTTGCCGACCGGCTTCGGGGCGCCCTGTCCGACCCACCCGTAGGTCCCGCCGCCCGTCTGCGCCGTCACCGAGATGTTGAACGGGACGTGGCGCAGATTCGGGATCTTGCCGAGGATCGTCGCTGGCCGCAGGAACTCCATGAATTCGGCGGCGAGCGGATTCGGCTGCACGAGCGGCCCGGCCCATGTCGCATCGGTGGTCGTGCCGGGGGCGACGGCCGCCTTGAGCGCGAGGGCGACTTCGGGCGTGCTGTCCTGCCAGATCTTCGCGAATTCGACGGCGGCCATCTTGTTGCCGCGCGTGGCCGCCAGCGCCTGGCAGTAGCGGACGAAGGCCGTCCCCGGCTTCACGTTCGCCTTGACGGTGATGACCTTGCTGCCGCCCCGCTCGGCGGACCCGCGGTCGGTATTGGGGTCGCCGGCCGTCGCGGTCGTCGTGAGCCGCGTCGCCTGCGCGATCTGCGTCCGCTCGAATTCGCGGAGCCGCACCAGGTGCGCGTCGATCTGCTTCACCTCGGCGGCCATGCCGTCGTACTCCTCGGAGGCGGCGGCGTCGAGCGTCGCGCCGGCGTCGCCGGCGGCGCTCATGATCTCGGCCTGTCGGGCGACGTGCGCCGCGCGCTTGGCTTCGAAGCTGGCGATCTGTTCGTTCGTTCTCATCGGTCTGCCTGTGCGAATGCCCGACGCGCCGGGCGTGCTACGGCCCTGCTGGGCCCGATCGAGGGACTTGACCGTCGCGATCGTCGCGCCGGCATTGGCGGGAATGGTGACGAGCGAGAGCTCGAGGACCTCGGTCTTGATGAAGCGGAACGAGGCTGTCTCGTTCATCCAGGCCTCTTCGATCGAGCGGAACCCAATCGAGACGCCGGTGATCAGCTTCGCCTTGACGGACTGCCAGGCCTCTTCGACGCGGTCGCGCAGCGTGCCGGGGTCCTGGATCGTCGGCAGGCTCGCTTCGAACTCGAGGCCGTCCTCGGTCGGCGGCAGGAACCGCACGCGCCCGACCGGCTTTTTGCTGTCGTGGTACAGCAGCAGCGGGACCGGATTCTTAAACGTGATCCCGAGCGGTTCGACGATGTCGCCGAGGCGATCGGGCTCGGGCGTCGACGCCGTCCCGGTGATTATCCGTTGCTCCTCGTTGACCGCCTTGACGCGGAGCAGGCTGTACGCACACTGCACGGTCGGCCGGGTCTCCATGTCCGCGTAGTGTGCGCGCGGCGATCAACTTGTGCGAGACGAAAAGCCGATCCCGACTTGCGTCACGGGAACGTTTATGTTACTGTTAATGGGTAGTGGCTATTGCGGCATTGATGTATCAGACGGCGGCGGGCGTGCAGCCCTTTGCGCAGTGGTTTGCGGGCCTCGACGAGACGGCGGGCGCCGAAGTCGCCACGGCGCTCGAGCGGCTCTACACCGGGAATACCTCGAATGTCCGGGCCGTGGGCGCGGGCGTCTCGGAGCTCAAGATTCACTTCGGGCCGGGCTATCGGGTCTATTTCGGCTGGCAGGGGCTGGAGCTGGTGATCCTCCTCGGCGGCGGGACGAAGGCGCGCCAGTCGGCCGATATCGCAACGGCGCAGGCGCGGTGGGCCGACTACAAGCAGCGGAGGGCGGCACCGAAACCGAAGAAGAAAAATAAGGGAGTCAAGTGATGGCCAAGCAGCAGGTCTCTCCACCGGCGGTGCCCTTCGACGGCATCCGCGCGCGCGTCGCGGCCGAACCGAGATTTCGGCGGGCGCTCCTCACGAAAGCGGTCGCCGTGCTCCTCGCCGGGGAGCTCGACGTCGCGCGGAACCTGTTCCGCCACTACATCAACGGGACGGTCGGGTTCGAATCGCTCGCGCGCACCACCGGGATCCCGAATAAGAGCCTGGTGCGGATGTTCGGACCGAACGGGAATCCGACGCTCCGGAACTTCTCGACGATCCTGGTCGCCCTGCAGCGGCACGAGAACGTCCGGATCCAGGCGACGCTCGCGCGCGCCTCGTGATCGCCTAGCCGCCCTCTTTCGTCTCGTCGGCGAGCCGTCCTGGAAACGGCCGCCGATCCTCCACACGTTCGTCGATCAATTCCCGAATCACTTCCGAGATCCCGACGCCGTGCGCGCTGGCGACGCGGACGATCTCGAGCCGCTGCGCCGGGGTCACGCGGACCTGGATGCGTTCGCTGGCCGCCTGGGGATAGATCGGCGGTCGACCGAGTCGCTTGTCGTCGCTCATGGCGCGGTCCTCCTCGAGCTGCTCGACGTGCCGCCGAGCGGCTCATCACCGTCGCGAAACCATTCCGCGCCGAGGCCGGCATAGCGCCCGCCGCCGGCGCGCAGCTGCGCGATCGTGTCGCGCGTATTGTCCGCCGTGAGCTCCTCGAGCTCGGTGCGCGTGGGCCACTCCGCGGGGATCGGCCGGGCACGCAGCGTCGGCCAAGGGTCGCGCCTCATGGCTGGGGTCCGCCGAGCACGATCATCTGATACTCGGGCTCCCGCGGGCGCGGCACCGACAACGCCCGATCGCCCATGATCATCGCCACGGCGCCGTCGATCCGTTTCGCGGCATGGCGACCCTTCACCGGTCGAATGCGGCCGGCGTCATCCGTCTTGATGGAAATGTTCTCCCAGTTCCAGCGCAGCACGCGGTGCCCGTCGTGGGTCACGCGCCGCCCTTTGATCAGCGCTTCGACGATCTGCGAGGGCTCCGAGATCATCTTGTAGTTCTGCAGCACCTCGACCACCTGCAGGTGCCCGAGGTCGCGGAGCTTCGTGGCCAGGTCCGTTGCGAACGCCGGGTCGTAGCCGATCGTGCCCTGCTTCAGACGAGGATAGCGCGGAACGATCCGTTCGGTGATATCGGTGTAGATCCGGCTGTAGTCGATGACGGCGCCCTCTGTCTTCGTGACGAGGCCCTGGTCCACCCACCGCGCGTAGGGGACGCCGTCCTGCTTTTCGTGCTGGCGCATGGTGTCTTCGGGAATCCAGAAGTACGGGCGGACCGCCAGGTGGTAATTGAGCGAGATCCGCTTCGTCACGATCTGCCCCTCCTCGTTTTCGGCCTGGATGTCGACGGCGCTCGCGGCGGCCGCCTCGAGGTAGCGGCGGAACACGACGACGAAGGCCGCGAGGTCCCACTTCTGCGCGAGGTCGAGCCCGGCGGCGCACTCGAGCTCCAGGAGCGCAGCGTCCTCGAGCGGCCCTTCGCAGGCGTCCCACCACTCGAGGGGAATCCACGCCGTCGCCTGATTCGTCCAGCGATTGAGGTGGTAGCGGTCGAAGTCATTCCGTTTGCGCGGCTCGAGCGCCGCTTCGCGCGCTTC